CTCCTGCTAAATCAGCATATGACTTACCCCAAGAGATGCTATTATCACTTACCCCACTACCCCAAGCAGTAGACTCATATATCTTACCCCAATTTATGTTGTTGCTCATTTCTTATTCTTTTTCATGAGATACTTCTTCAACTTCTGGATGTTCGCCTTCTTAGGCGCATATGTATTCTTTACCTTCATCAAAGCACCCAACCTGCAAAGTTCTGATTCTTGCTAGGATACATATCCTCATTATTATTCTGATTGTACTCAGGAAATAAAGCATTATTGAAACTCATGTAATCCACAAATCTCCTAGCATAATGCTCTGCGATATCTCGCTCCTTCTGTACTAAATAATCTAGATCCTCCTTTGTAACACTTGTGCTATTCTCAGCACCCTTAGTATAGATGCCTCCATTTGCTACTTTATAGTGGATGTAAGGCAGTATCTCTATCGCTGCATAGTGTACCACCATATCCTGAATATAATCATCTAGGAGGCTCTGATAGTTGCTAGGTATACTACCTGCTGAGATGTCTGATTTCAACTTCTCAAATAATCTAGTCCCTAGAATGTTCTGGATATGGATATCCTGAGCGATCTTAATGAACTGAATCATCTGATCACGATCAACATTTCCATTGATCCCTGTTCTCTTTATTACATCAGCAGGGCTGACAAATAGTACCTGTGCCATATTAGTTCAATTTTCCTCTGTTAGGCATATCTATAGGGCGAGTATTCGCAGTACCATAATCCTTAGGATTAATCTTTGAATCTGGAACACCTGCTGCCGAAGCCTGTGAAGGTGCTACTCTCTTATCATTCTCTAATGCCTCCGTTTCACTCTTCGGTAAGAACTTACCTCCTGATCTCTTTCTCATGTAAATGAGTCGCTGCCACTTGTGATGACAATATGCTCCGCCCTTATACTTGAAGATAGAATATGTGCTTCTTCCCTTCGGTGCGAACTGACCATTAACTCCAGAGAAACTCATCTGATTGATATCCTCTTTTCTATAGACCTTACCTGAATCAGATAATCCAACCATCTCAACACAGAAGGTTCTGCTATTACCACTCAATGATCCTGTATATCTATAGCGAATCTTAAACATCCCTGCATCACCTGAAGATCTCTCCTCAGCATCACCATAGGAACTCACTGCAGCCATACTAACCGATGTGATCGCTTCTACGATCTGATCCTCATTATCTGGATCATCCACATCCTGCACCGCAGTTAACTCCCACTCCTCTTCATTAACATCCTCACCCTTATCTGCTAGGTATTCTAACCATTGAGCCTCATCCTCCTTAGTGAATTCAGCACTCATCTTAATTCCTGTTTCTTCCTCAATCACTTCCTGATCCGTTACATCCTCAACATCTGTAAACTCCAAAGGAGTAAGAGTCTTGAAGTATAGATTCAAAGCAACATTATTGAAGGCTAGGATCTGCTCCAGAGCATTGATCACCTGATTCTGCTTAGGTCTGATCACACTATTATCAAACAAGGTAAATGCAGTCTTAATCTCATCAGCGTTATTTCCTAGACCTGTCTGATCCTTTACCCCAAACAACATAGGTGAAGTGATTCTATGACCTACTAGGACCTTCTGCTGAGACTCCTGAGATAAGAACTGATATTGATTATGAGCATCAGATAACTGAATCGCTTCAATAGAAGCAGCAGTATCCGCACTATCATTAAATGCTAGAATGAACTTCCCTGCATTAGATGTACCTCCCCACTTCTGTTTAATCTGTGATTCTATGATATCTCTTTCCTCCTCTGGAGGGACTCCATTATTGAAGTTCACAATCATAGAAGGAGCAAGTCCGTTCTTGATGTTATTGATATGGTAGTTTGCTACCTCACCCTCTAGTTCAGCATAAGGTAAAGCACCTTGATAATCAACAGGGGAGTAATAGTAAGAGCCACTGCGATAAGGTCTGAAGTATAAGATCTCAACCTTATCTCCTTGTGAGCCATAGCCAAAAGCAGGAATGCGATCAACACCCTTCTTGCTTCGTACTTGACCCCAATCATAAGCATAGTAATATGCCTCAACCTCTCCCTCATCATTACACTTCTCTGCTCTAAGAGTCTCTACAGGCATATGGTATACCTCAACGATCTTAGTCTTATTCTGATTGTAGATCAACTGAAAAGCACCATTGCCTAACATGTAGTAGTCATTGATTACTTTCTTCAACTCCTGATCCTTAATCAGTTTTCTCAACTGAAGATAAGCCTCTGGATTCTTACCTGAATCTGTAGCATCAATACCTTGACCGAAGATCATATCAATGATCCCAGAGATTACTGCATTGTTCGTAGGAGAACCATTATAGCGATCAATCAGATACTGAAAATAATCATTGTCATCTCCATACTCTACCCAACCCTTTCTAGGGTTCTCACTTACTACAGGAGTAGTATAGCTAGATAGTTGAACAAACTTGAAATTACTCTCCATAAATCTTAAACTCGTTATCCATAGTCTCCTCTGTAGTAGCCATCTTTGGCTGATATGTTGCTACACTAGATCCTGTTGGAATGATATATATCTTGTCTTGTGAAAGTAGCTTGATTTTGCCCACTTCCCAAATCTTGATCACATAAAAACTCTCCGCTACTAAAGCAGACACATCATAGGAGAAGGTTAGCACCTTCCTGAAATCATCATATGATCCAGATATAGCAGTATCTACCTTCTCAACTCTTTCACTCTCTGAGATAATTTCCATCTCAAAAGACTCCGTTGTGAAGTCCCTGAGATACATCGTTATCTGTGGAGTTGTATTTTCTTCTACAATAATCATCTAATTATAAAACCCAAAAGATATATAATGGTTACATTTGCAGTGTTCATCTCTCTTAGGTAGCACTGCTACCAAAAAAGAAGCCCCTCCGAAAGGAAGGGCTTTTTTGATTCTATCAGGATCTGATCTTAGATATCACTAATAGTTGAAGCATCAGCAGTAATCGTAGCATCTACGAAGTTAGCAGGAATCTTCTCCTGAGCATTCATTGTCAAAGTATATCCAGACAAATCACCCATAGCCGCTCCTGTAACGATTGTACCACCATTAACCTCAGCACCATAATCCAATCCCATTAGGAACTTGTTGCCGTTGTTATCCTCTACTACTACATGAGGTCTAGCATAAGAGATCAACTTCAACTCATTGTGAGTCTGCTTAGTCATCTTCTTAAATGTAAGACTCAATGTCTGATCAAAGAATGTAGTCCCATTCTCACGAGATGAAGTGATTGTTTGCTCAAAGCTAGAGTTTCCTTTTACCTCAAACTTGAACCAACTTGGAGTACCTCCAAATGAATCAATCACATCCGTATCTGTTGCATCATAGGTGATCGCACCTAATGTCCCGAAGTCAGCAAAGTAAACGGCAGTGATACCACCTACTACATCCTTACAGGGTTCGTTTCTTCCTTTTGTTAAAGCACACGCCATATCGTTGTCTATTTAAAATAAAAAAGGGCAGACAGGCTTTAGCCCACCTGCCCCTTCATTGGTTAATCAATCAACTATTAAGTATAGTATACGATGTCAGCACCGATACCAATCTGAACACCTGCAGTGAAGCGCATAACTACACGAACATTTTGTGATCCATCAAGATCAGCCATGTCCAAAAGTTTCACTTCTTGGTGGTCGCTCAACAAACCTGTACCGAAGAACAAGTTAGATTTCTGAGCAGCTACCATATCGTTAGTAGGCATACCTGAAGCAACGAACAACTTAACACCATCAAAGGCTAGATCGCCTCCGTTGTACCAAGTAGTACCATTAGAAGCAACACCATTGCCTCCTAGACCATTAGCACCGAACCCACCTAAAGCACGAACATAAGAACGAGCGATATGCTGAGATACATAGATGTAAAGATCTTCTTTACCATATAATGCAGCAGGGATAGCATCAACTACTTTACCTAACTCATCAATAACATTAGCAGCAGTGATAGTAGTACCTACTACATCTACAACTGAAGCATCTGCAGCCAATAGAGCAGTGAAGCCATCAAACTCACCTGCGTTAGCATCAGCACCTGCCCAGATGTTAGTCTCATTCTTTGCAGCAACCTTAGCAGCAACATAACCGATTAGGTAATCAGCGAAGTTAGCAGGTAACTCATCAAAAGCAGAGTAACCCATAGAGATCGCTTCCCAGTCGCTTACAAAGTCAGACTTACACAATTCTAGGTTTACCTGTAGTTCTTTTGGAGTAAGAACTTTCTCAGCCAAAGTCAAAGTAGAAGTATCAGAGAAATCACAAGTTGCATCTTTAGTGATTGCATCCAAGTTCATTGTCTTTAAAACCTCTTTGTACTTGACATTTGGTTTAATAGTAATACCGCCACCTTCAATAGTGTCGGCACTCAATAATGCAGCAGAAACATATTTCCCTGCAAATTCACCAGCATATGTGGTAGTAATTGAAGTGGTTGTAGCCATTTTTCTTCTTTATTAAAATTAGGATAATTTACTCATTACACGAGATAAGGTTGTTCCTCCAGCCTTCTTGCTGAATTGTACCATATCTGGTTTCTTATCTACAGGAGCAGCAGCGACCTTCTTAGCAGCAGGTGCTTCATCAGCACTCATCTCTACCTTCTCCTCAGTTACTTCTTCAGAAACTTCTTCAGCAGCCATCTCTTCCTCTTTAGGAAGCATAGCAGCGATCATCTCTTTCAATTCATCAATAGCAGCACCAAACTCTTCTTTGGTTACATAAGCCATCTCTTCCTGAGCCATCTCAGTAGATTCTTCTTCTTCTACTACTTCCTCAGCAACTTCCTCACCTGCTTCACGAATCTCAGCAATCACACCTTCCTCAACGATAACGAGGATGCGACCATCTTCCAACTCATGCTCTCCAACAGGAGCAGCAACTTTCTCTTCATCTTCACCTAGTAAGAATACATTCTCACCTGCCTCAAATGATTCTGCCTCAACTACAACACCTCCTGCGAGTTTCATTGTAGCCATCTCAACTTTTACTTCCTCTTGAACTTCTGGAGTCTCTTGAGGGGTAAGAGCCATTTCAATCTTCTTGAATACTTCTTGTAGATTCATTTCTTTGAACTTTTCTAATTAAACAACTATTTATTAAGATTTTGGGTCATTTTCATAACTGATCCAATTCCTTCAATTTACTCTCTGCCCATCTCCTAGCAGATAATCCACCCCATAACATATATGAGATATATCCACAGGATGTGGTGTCTCCCTCATCATAGTATTCCTGCGCTCTGCTTAGGTAACTATACATTCTCTTTATAGTCTCAACTGATAGAGGCTGCTTCTGAGCCAACTGCTGCGCTCTAACCTTACCTACCTGAGTAGCACATTTATTCCCTTGCTTCTCATTGAGTTCAATACCCTTCTTTGCGTTGTTAGAAACTGAATCAGGATAGTCTCTGTATGATTCCATCTCTAGCTTCTTACCGCTCTTATATCTCTTGTCGTTCTTTACAGAACCTTTGATTATTCCCAGAAGATAAAGTGAGAGCAGGTGGTCTGCTTCTTCTGATTCAATTCTAGATAATTCTGTATTGATCTCAATAGCCGACTCTCGCTGCATGAACCATCCTTCAATGCTGAATCCTTTGACCTTCCCACTTTTGACATATTCATTCCAGATATCCTCATTATTGACCTTCATACTCACCATCCAAGTTCCTACAGGATACTCTAAGCCATAGGCTCTGCTCTTATCCTTCTCTGAATCTTCTATGATCCAACTCTCAACTAATGATAAGCCTGATATCTTCTCCTGATGCTCTAGCGTAGCATTGCCCTGCTTACCATTCATCAGATACAATTCAGAGGCTCTGCGGATTGTCTCCTTTGTAAAGAATACATAATACTCCTGATCACCTTCAACTCTGTAGATAGGCTTCTCTGGAATCATTGCTGCTCCCATCAGGATCTTCTTCTCCTGATCTACCTCCTTGAATTCAAACTTGTGGTCCTTACTCATCGTGATGAAGTCCTCCTCTATAGCAGGATGCTCCACTATGGATATCGCATCTATACCATGAAGGAGTTTATCCTCATCTAATACTAACTCAAAAAACTTCATATCTATCCTATTGTTGCCGTTTCTCTAATCTTTCTATCCATCTTCGCAGCAGTCTGCACATCTTGATTCACTACATATGCTCTCACAGGAGTCTTACTTAGAGACTCTGTAATCTGATTCCCTAGATCAGATACTTGAGTGTTCAATGATAATCTAGGAGTGATTGCAGGTGCTGATATCTGTGGTCTAGGTGTTGATCCTCCACCACCGCCTCCTGTAGTCGCAGGAATTGGTGTAGCATATATCTGTCTTACCGATGCGATACCTGATGCGACAACTCCTGCTGCTGCAACTGCACCAAATATACCACCTTGAGCAAGTGCCTTCGTAGCCCCTGTATAAGTATTGATGATAGCCTCTGCAGCACTTAGTGCTTTTCCAGATTGAGCATTCTCTCCTGCTAACTGACTTAATGATCCTAGAGTACCTGCAATGATATCTAATTCAGCCATCTTCTGGCTTCTTGTCTTCTTAAGGGAATCCTTTCTGATTCCATCAGCAACATTCGCATACTGCTGATCTATCATAGCCATACTAGACCTTAGATCTTTATGCATAGCTAATGTAACTGCATTAGTATCTGCAGCAAACTGAATCTCCTTAGAGGCAATCTTAGTTAATTCCTCATTGTATTTCTGTGTTGAATCAGTAGCCTCATCCTGAGCCTTAGTAAAGGCATTCAATCTAGTTACTAAAGATTTTAATCTTCTATCTCTCTCCGCTTCTAGCTCAATGATTCTAGCCTCTGCCTCTGCTTGTTCTCTAATATCATCTCTTGATGACTCCCCTAAAGCAACTCGCTCTCTAATTATTCTCGCTCTTTCCTTAGCTATAGATATCTCATCATCAGCAATCTCATTCTGGAGTCTAGCTGCCTCTCTAAGTGCATCTGCTCTCTCAGCATTAGTCTTATTCTCATCTTCTGCTGCAAGTCTTAATGCTTCAATAGATGCTCTCCTTTCTGCATTGACCTTAATAAGACCGATCTGTCTATCCTCTAGAGCCTGTTGTGCTTTCTCTAAATCAATTGCTGCTTGACCTTCTTTACGCATTTCCTCTCCAATCCCTGCGATTGATCCCTTCAGGATATTGAAGCCCTGCTCAAAGTCTCCAGATAAAATTGCGAAGATTCCCTCTCCAAAGGTTGAGAATCTATCTATCAATACATCAACTACTGCACCAATACCCTTCATTGCCTGAGATAGCTTGTCAGCCCCTCTCTGAGTCTTAGTGAAGTAAGATGTAAGGGAAGTAATAGCAATCAATAATAGACCTATCCCTGTGGCTGCGATAGCAACCTTCAGAGACTTCATAGCAGTGATTCCCTGCTTGATTCCTGCAACTCCCTTCTTGAAGCCTGATACTAACCCTCCTGTGAGTTTATCTGCTTGTGCAGTAACTCCCTCAAGACCTCCCTCTAGATCATCTACGCTCTTCTCAGCCTTGCTAGTATTTACATTGATCTCTATTTCTTTCTTAACCGCCATCTAATTTGTTCTTTAGCTTCGCTCCACTTAGTGAGAATCTTCCATTCTCCTTTAGCTATCATCAAATCCTGATCTGTAGCTTCTACTTTCTGAAGTTGCTCAATTATAAAACCCAAGTGCATCACACATCGTTTAGAAGTTCCAAAGTAGCCTCCTGAGTTCTCAGGTTTATCTGGATCTCATTAATAACATATCTCCTTCCATTGATATCTAACTTATCATTCATCCTCAACTGAGAAGAGACACTAAAAGGCAGTATCGCCTTCATCTGATATATCCTCCTGCTAGTTGAGTAGAGATCAGTGATATAATCTTCCCAGAATTGATTGTATAAGGTCTGCACGAAACTCTGCTCATGAAGAGGATCAACTTCAAGTCCATAGGTTAGCATTTGCGTTACATCTGCTGCAACTCTGTTATTTATATTTCCACATAGATACACTTGATTAGAGGCAGTGGTTGTTCTTCCTGATTCATCTAGGAATCCAATTGGATAGGATGAGATGTTTAATGTGCTTGGTGAGTAGAAGATTACAGGCTGACCGATATACGGATCTCCTTCCTTATCAATACTCTTTCCTACTAGGAAATTCACAATACCATTGCTAGGATCATCTAACTTCTGATATTTCATTAATTCAAATGTTGATTCAGCACTCAACTCTCCACCATCAAAGGTAAAGTCTGCTCTCAGATCTCCATATCCTATACCTCCGTTTGTGTTTCTGTATGCCTCCTCTAGATATGATCCAGATTCCTGATACTTGAATGAGATCCTTCTATAGAGTTCTGGCTTCGTAACTTTCTCAGAAGATATATCTACATGATCAGTAATATCATAGTTAGATCCTAAAGCATACCAATCATCTAGTGGCTCTACAATAAACTTAGTCCTGCTTGTTGGCTCAATCACTAGATTAAACATCTTCACTAGACCTAGAATGAAATCATAGACCTTCTGCTCAGGCATCTGATCACTCATGATAACATCTGTATTGAATGATTGAGGAGTTGAAGTAGATGCAGTAAATGATACTACTCCTGCTCCTGAAGGTCTTCCATCGCTACTACATGAATCAATAGTAATAGTATTTCCATTCCAATCAATAGGAGGCGAGAATCTTATCTGTACCTTATCTCCTCCACTTAGCCAAGCATTAAGATATACCTCTTCATTAGTTACACTTCCTGAATGTTGTCTGCTCATTACATACTGACCATTCACATACCAATGTAATTGATAGTCATCTGAAGATGTAATTGAATATCTCCAAATTAAACTTGTGGTAAATGGGCCATTTGTATAGGTGTCTGTAGTAACATCAAACAATCCTGTAGCTGAGGTAAAATCAATCTTTTCAGCAGTATATCCATTCGCCTGATCAAAGAACATATACCCCTCTCTTCTATGTCCCCATAGGAATAAATCTGTGAACTTTGAGTTACTGAAGAAGGTAGATGTGAAAGTGATTCCATACTTACTCTCAATCGCATCTATCAACTTGCTGATCCTGATAGCAGGTTTTAACTCATAGTAATCTAAGCCATGATTATCATTACTGGTATGATAGGCGATATCATTATCATCGTGAGTGCTTGAGGCACTATCATAAAACCAATCATTAACAGGAGATATTAATGGATAGATAACATTCCCAGAATGAAGAGGAGTAGTTCCTTCCATTGCTCCTCTAATCACTGCACCATCATAGGCGTGGTCATATGCTGATAAATCAAGATCCGTTAATTCATCCTCACCGAATAAATCTTTGAGATTTACC